TGCCATTTTGATTTCCTTAAATAGCGTTGACTTACATATCGACTAAGCCGAATTGCCTAACCGATGGGTCTAATGTATAGCAACTTTATAGTTTTGTCAACCCTTTTGTTTAGTTATAACCTTATCTTTTTTTGAGCCTGTTTTGACCCCACCGCCCCCCTACCCGTCCTTGGGGGCTGACGGAGTCCCGCCCGCATTACGCTGAGCGCAGCATCCCCCGGCAGCAAAATAAAACCATTCCTATACAAAATTATAAAAAATACAGTACAATCCCACCCTACCCCCATCTAAGGAATATCATGGAACAACAACGATTTGGTAGATTAATTGTGCAAAGTTTGCACAGCCGGGACAAAAAATCCAATGCGCGCTGGACCTGCTTTTGCGACTGCGGCAACACCTCGGTGGTGCTGGGGTTCAAGCTGAAGACGGGAGTTACAAAATCCTGTGGGTGTTATGCGGACGAGTTTCGTGCCGCACTAATTAAAACCGCCGATGAGGAGCGACGTACGTATACCAAACAGTCTTGGAAATCCATGATAGACCGGTGCTATAACCCAAAGCAACCCAAGTATAGTTATTATGGTGGGCGGGGAATAGCTGTCTGCAACCGCTGGAGGTTTGGGGAAAACGGTAAGACCGGCTGGCTATGTTTCTTTGAAGATATGGGACCCAAACCAACGGGGCATTCCATAGACAGAATAGACAATACAAAAGGCTATAGTCCCGACAACTGCCGATGGGCAACCCAACAAGAACAAACTGCCAACCGCAGACCGTGGGGGTCCGTTAACGGAAGACGCCCCCTTGTTAAATAAAACACACAAGAAAAAAATTACATATATAATCCGCAAAACTAACGGCTGCTACTCCGCCTATGTACACACCTGCTATAGATTTCAATATTCCGCTTGCGGACTACTCCCCGACATTTGAGTCGCTGGAGACCCGCGTGGCCGCAGCCATGGCTGCGTTAGTAGACACTAACAATCTGCCAGCCCCAAACGAAGTATCCGAAGCGGACAAGCACAAAGCCCGCGAGGTGTTCATCGGGAACGAGTTGGCATCTGACGAGGACTTGTCTTCTCCCGGCATGGTGGTGTATCTGCAGTCTCTGCTGTCTGAATACGATCAGGTAGTCATTAAGTCCGCCCAGCAACTCAGGACCTACGTAACTAATAAACTGCTATCTGAAACGGCAAACCCTGATCCCCGCATACGGATGAAGTCACTGGAACTGCTAGGTAAGATCAGCGACGTTGGGTTATTTACGGACAAGACCGAGATCACGATGCGCCACCGGCCTACGGAAGAGTTAGAACAAATGCTGCGAGAACGCCTGACCAAAGTGCTGGAAGCAGAAGTTGTAGACAACAACAAGCCAACCAAGTCCCAAGTGCAGATAGATATTAGCGACGTTGAAGCAATCTGATGCAGCAAACCCTAACGCCAGAGATCATTGACCGGATTTCTAAGAAGCTGCCCCCAGATGAGGCAGCGGAACTGTTAGCTATGTTTGCAGAGTTGGATGGTCGAAAGCGCCAGACCTTGGCCCAAGACGACTTTTTGTCGTTCATTGCTGCTATTGATGCTAACTATAAGTTTGGAGTTCACTTAAAACGGCTGGGCAACCTGCTGATGGAGGTCGAGCAGAACATCAAGAACCGGATCGCCGTGTCTATGGCACCTCGTATGGGTAAATCCCAGATGATTTCTATCTACTATCCAGCTTGGTACTTAGGCAAACACCCCGATCACAAGGTAATTGTGGCCTCACACACTGCAGATTTGGCGGTTGTAATGGCTCGCAAGGTGCGAAATCTGATCAATACGCCCGAATACAAGGCAATTTTCCCCGGAACAAACATTGCAAGTGACGCCAAAGCTGCTGCGCAGTGGAATACAACCAAAGGTGGCGAGTATTTTGCGATTGGTGTGGGTGGTGCGCTGGCTGGACGTGGTGCCCACTTGATTATTGCCGACGATCCGCTGTCTGAGCAGGACATTAAGGCTGGAAACACCACATCTTTGGACAATGCGTACGAGTGGTTCAGCGCTGGTCTGCGTACTCGACTGATGCCAGAGGGGAAAATCTGTGTTTTACACACAAGGTGGCACCAGAGGGACCTGATTGGGCGTCTAATTAAAGATTCCGCCATGAATGAGGGCGGGGACACGTACGAAACCTTTGAATTTCCTGCAATTTTGAACGAAGGCACGGAAAACGAGAAGTCAATCTGGCCAGAACAGTGGTCAATCGAGTCCTTGCAACAAACTCGGGCGTCAATGCACCACATCATGTGGCAGTGGTACGCTCAATACCAGCAAAATCCGACCGCAGCCGAGGCTGCCATCATAAAACGGGACTGGATACGCTGGTGGGAGAAGGATGATCCACCAAGAGTTGACTTTATCGTGCAGGCGTTCGATACGGCGCTCACTACCAAAGAAAGGTCTGACTTCTCCGTGTGCCATACGTGGGGTGTGTGGGAAAACGACGACGATGGGACGCAGAATGTGATCCTCTTGAACAAAGTCAAGGGGAAATACGAGTTTCCAGAGCTAAAAGCCATGGCGCACGAGCAGTACAAGCTGTGGGAGCCGGACAGTGTGATTGTTGAGGCTAAAGCCAGCGGTCAACCGCTGATTGACGAGATGCGCAGGTCAGGTATATTTGTGCAGGACTTCAGTCCCGGTAAGGGTCAAGACAAGATTGCTAGGCTTAACGCCGTGGCAGATATGTTTGCGTCAGGGCACGTTTGGTTTCCTGAGAATGCGTGGGCTGCGGCCACTGTAGAGGAGATTTTGGCGTTTCCCGCAGGCGAGCATGACGACGAGGTGGACACGATGACGCTTGCCATGATGAGAATTCGCAAGGGTGGGCTATTGCGCTTGAGCAGTGACCACGAGGATAATGAACCCCGTTACGCGGCCCGTCGGCAAGCGTATTACTAAGGACTTTACATGGCTACTAATATGTTCCCCTCTTTAAACCCAGCACCGCTTGGGTTGGATGCACTGGCCGCTGAAGATGACGGCCCCGGCATTGAGATTCAGATTGAGAATCCTGACGGCGTAATTGTTGGCATGGACGGCATTGAGATTGACTTGACTGACATGCTTGGTGACAAGAGCGACGACTTTGATGCCAACCTTGCAGAAGAGATGGACTCAGGTGAGTTGCAGAAAGTTGCAAGCGACATCATTGAGATGGTGGACTCAGACATTTCTAGCCGCAAAGACTGGGTTGAGATGTATGTCAAAGGCTTAGACGTTTTGGGGATGAAGTATGAAGAAAGGACAGAGCCTTGGCTCGGCGCTTGCGGAGTTTTCTCGACTGTACTCACGGAGGCCGCTGTTCGCTTCCAGTCTGAAACTATCATTGAAACGTTCCCTGCTCAGGGTCCAGTTAAAACGGAAATTATCGGTGCCATTGACCGTCTTAAAGAGGAGGCGGCGGAGCGTGTCAGAGACGACATGAATTATCAGTTGACTGAGGTGATGACTGAGTATCGCCCAGAGCACGAGCGCATGTTGTACAACTTAGGTTTGGCGGGTGCTGCGTTCAAGAAAGTTTATTTCGATCCGTCGCTTGGCCGTCAGGTTGCGATGTTCATACCCGCGGAAGACATCATTATTCCCTATGGCGCGTCTAGTGCGGCCACTGCGGAAAGGCTTACGCATGTGATGCGTAAAACCAAGAATGAGGTTAAGAAGCTACAGGTCGCTGGCTTTTATGTTGATGAGGATTTGGGTGAGCCACAGAACATCCACACAGACGTCGAGAAAAAGAAAGCTGACGACCAAGGCTACAGCCTGACGGACGACGACAGATACCAGATACTTGAAGTCCACATCGACTACGACTTGCCGGGGTATGAGGACGAGGATGAGATTGCTCGGCCTTACATCATCACAATTGATCGCGGCACAAGCACAGTGCTGGCTATTCGCCGTAATTGGAACGACGATGACAAGAAGAAATTAAAACGCCAACACTTCGTACAGTACACATACGTGCCGGGCTTTGGTGCTTATGGCCTTGGTTTGATTCACTTGATTGGTGGCTACGCACGCGCAGGGACATCTATCATTCGTCAGTTGGTTGACGCCGGCACACTGGCTAACTTACCCGGTGGATTAAAGACACGCGGTCTGCGGATCAAGGATGACGATACCCCAATCAGTCCCGGTGAGTTCCGTGACATGGACGTGCCGTCTGGCGCTATCCGTGACAACATCATGCCATTGCCGTACAAAGAACCATCACAAGTTCTGGCAGGTCTGTTAGATAAGATCACTGACGAAGGTCGTCGCCTTGGCTCTATTGCTGATATGAACATCAGCGACATGAGTGCGAATGCACCGGTGGGTACCACGCTTGCTCTGTTAGAACGCCAGCTTAAGACAATGAGTGCTGTGCAAGCGCGTGTTCACTACAGCATGAAACAAGAGTTTCAATTGTTGCGTGACATCATCCGTGATAACACACCACCCGAGTACAGCTTTGATCCAGTTGAAGGTGATCGTAAAGCCAAGCAAGCTGACTACGACACCGTGTCAGTTATTCCAGTCAGCGATCCCAACAGTGCGACGATGGCACAACGGATCATGCAGTACCAAGCAGTCATTCAGTTGGCTCAAGGCGCTCCGCAGATTTACAACCTCCCAGTTCTGCACCGTCAGATGAT